AGCAGGTCTGTCGTTTAGACTGTCATCGACGCGAGCGCCTTTGACAGTTAAGGCTCGGAAAACGAGCTGTTGTGACTTCCTGTCCCACTTCTGTGCGACAGTAGCATCAACACGACTGACCCAAACCAGACCGCCTGACTTGATGGAACCAACGGGTAGAGCGCCAACTGACGCTTCTACGTATTGGGAAATCAAGTTAGATACCGCATAAAGGCCCCTCATCCAACTTGCGTTAGATAAGGCGACTAAATGTGGGATAAGATCTGATTTGCTCAGGAGGAGACCTGGTAACGACTTTACGTAGAGGGGAGTAACATCCTGTCCACGAAAGGCGTCGACTCCACAAGATTCTCGAAAGAATCCGGTGGAGAAGGACTTTTTATGATTGATCTTCAAACCATAGAAAGTCAACCAAGTGTCTAAACTGGCGACATACTCAGAAGGTATGGTTATATCATCACCATACACTCTGAGTACTCTGCTGGCACGCATTACATTTCCCAAGGTGGGCCGAAGCCGGTCCTTAGACAAAATGCTGCAAATCGCTAAGCATGCGAAAGCAACAGATTGTACAGGAAATGTAGTAGCGTTACCCATACCGGCATACTTGCGGAGCTTATGGACAGATTTGTCAATCTGAACGTAGCTCGATCGCGTCCGTTCGAGATCCTCAATGAAGAGGGTCTTGCTAGCAAAGATCTTCTTTACGAGTTGTAAAGACAATCTATCACTAGCAGCCGAAAGGTCAATCGTAGCGATCTTGCCAGTAAGGGATCCTTCTACGCACGCGGATTGATTGCGTGCTTGGTCGGACAATGCTAAGCAACCACGTAATACGGAGCATCGTGATATAGCATCACGAAGAGCCGTATTCAAACCTTGTTGAAAAAACTGTTTCAACACAGGTTCCATGGTAATGGTCCTTCGAGCAACAGAGCTCTTAGGTACACTGATAAGCTTAGCAATACCAGCAGGGGCGTCATAGAGACCATCTGCGTCTTCGGTTAGCATCTTACTACAACGATGCTGGTCACTGACACTATCAAAGATGAAAGTGTCAAAACCGAATGACGTCGCGTAACTGGCATATTTTACCATGTCAGATACTACACCTTGCCACTTCTGGTTCGGTGAATGGGACTCTGCGACGCTACCAGGGCCGTGTTTCGCTTTGAGTAGTCTAGGATCATAGTTGAATAGATCCGAGAGTATCATTGTCGAAACAGGAGTAAGATAGAAGTCCTTCTCGATCGAATCAATCGAATCAGGAAGAGCATTATCGCACTCCATAAACTCATTCACGACTTTCTTGT